CGGCAGCAACCTGCATATCAACATCACCCAGTTTAGCATGAATTGCCGATGGAATCAATTCAACCATCAGATCAAAGAACTCGGGTTGATCCATAATATAATCGGCAACATCCTTGGACAGTGCTTCAGACAGTTTGACGATGGTGTTGGTAGAGAGCGCCATAATCAGAGTACCTTGTAGAATCCTTGAGTTTTAGTAGAACTAATCAATCCTTTTTCTTTTGCTTCACATACCGCCCATTGAATTCCATTTTTTTCATAATGCGATTCTGCCGAAAAAATGTCATAAAGTTCATCTAAAGCAATAAATCGACGCCCTTTACGAATTAACGCATTGATCAAAACATCTGCTGCTCTTTCATAAGATTTGCAATAACGTCCAGAATCAGAAGTTGGAAAGGAGAGAGTCATAATTAGAGAGAATCAAGAATAGAACGGCGAGCAGAATATGCTTCGATTTCAGAAGCAAAGGAACAGATGGTTTGAGAGGTGTCCTTCCAGAAGAGATACCAGCGACCCACAAACTGACGGACACCAATTGGATTACTTTCACCAAGAGGATATGTCATTGAATCTGAAGTTTGTACTTTTCAATCAGCAGATCGCGGACCAGTTCGCGGTCGATACTATCACCACAGAACTCTTGTCCTTTGATTTTGAGAATGCGGATCAGATCGTTTGTTGCCTTGCGAACAACAGTCAGATTAGCACCCATCGGATAGATGCCTTGAGGACCGTAGAAAGAAAGAACGTAATCGTAGAATTCAGTCATGATCAGTTACCTTCGGCAATTTGATTGAGAACGTTACGGGCAAACTTCATAAAGTCATAGGCAGTCACACCGCCTTTGTGATTATCAACGGCATAACCATCCAGCACATCAGACTGATTGTAAGTATTCACAATCAGCAGGCAAGCATCATACAGTGCCGCCTGGTGCTCCTCTTGAGAGCGAAATTGAATGGCGTTGTAGGAGGGGAGAGTCACGGGTCCGTTCCCTTGATTACCTTGTAATTATACTGCCTCCATCAGGCGATTCGGGAAGTAGTGTACCACCTCTTGAACTGGCACACCCTCCCTCTCCAGCAGGTACTCCAGATATAGTGTCTCTTCCTGTTCCCGTGCCTCTATTTCGTGTGGTTGATACCAATACTCATAATCTTCAACACATTCTTTACCATAACACATTTTTCCGTATCGAACCCGCAGCGAACCGACTACCCACTGTCGCAGGTGGGTCAGTTCATGCAAAAGAGTTTTTATATACAACTCTTCAGGCATGTGGGTGTCCAATTCAATCAGAAACTCACGAGGGCGTCGATAATTCTCATCAACATAATCACAATAACCATAAACCTTTTCCCGCTTCAAACCACGATGCAGGATCTCTACATCAATTTGATGACGGGGGAGAAACTTATTCAGAAACCAAGAGGTAACATCCTCACAGAGGCGTTTAGAATAACCGTATCCAGAATAACTGATGAAAGATTGCATAACCAGTGCATAAACCACAGAAAGGACGAAATAAAAATCAGTTTGTCTTTAGCAGTCATAATCAGCAACTAAACATTAGAGCACCAAGTCCTGCACCAAAGAGAGACCATCCATTACTCTTGTAATTCCGATAACTGTAGTTGTAACTACCAGAGTTTCTGCCCCTAGTGTAGTTAGAATTGTATCGGTATCCATTGCCTCCACCAAGTGCTTCAGCAAGACCAGCACCCATAGCGGCACCAGCGCCAGGATTACAGACTCTTTGGCGATAAACAGGAGCGGAAGAAGCATAAACTCCAGCACCACAAGGAACATTATAAGATTCGGTATAAACACCGCCTTGGATGTAATTACCGTACTCATCATAGTATCCTGGTTGATACGCCTCCCGATATCTGGTACAGACTCCATAATTGTTAATCTGTTGCGCCATTACAGGCATCGGAGCGAACAGGAGAGTAGAAAGAAGAATGAGTTTTTTCATTTTCATTTAGCGTAAAGATAACCACCTGCCCAATCAGCATTCTCAAGCAACCATTCACGGTCTTTGATAAGGCGAAGATCATAACGAACACCTTTGGCGGGTGCTTTCCAACTGGCGGACTTGTAAACCTCACCAGTCTTCTTATCTATAAAAGCATGAACCGAACGGGAACCATTCGCATTCATAATGATCTTGTGATACTTGCGTCCAGTTTCAGGATAGAACTCATAATCACAAATACCCTGCTTCAGTTTAGCAATACAGGCATCGTGATACTCCACATCTTCAGTACGAAGTGCGTGAGACTTGATGCTGTAGTCAATGAAGTTCTGGCGGAGCGCCTCACAGAGGGCGTAGGTGTGCCCCAGGACGGCAGTAGCGATGTCTTTACGCGCTTCAGCGGCGGCAGCGTAGTCAGAGAAGGTCGTGGTGCTCATCGGGTGGTCCCTTTGTGTATGAAAGTATTATAGGGCATCCAGAGGCGCCCTAGGGCGTCAGTAGACCAGTTCGTGATCTGGCACATAGTAGTCATCGGTTTCCAGATAATTCATCCAATCTTGAGGATCGGTGTTGTAGATCTCAATTTCTCGGATTTCATCAATCAGTTCAGACAGTTCAACCACAAACATTAGGATGCCTCCAACTACTTCTACATTATAGCAGAAAACCCGCCTTGTGGGCGGGTTGTGTACCAGTTTCTAACGTGTCACAGGAGGAGGAAGTTTAGGTGCATTCATTTCTACGGTAGTTTTTTGAATGTTGAACATTGCACCATCTAAAGTTTTGGCAATAGGACCAAAACCAATAGTGGCAACAATAATCCCAAAGATAGTACCAGAAATGAAATTGAACATTATTTGTTCATCTGCAGAGTAGGAACGGGCATACCACCTTCAGTCGGCACATAGATGGTCACATTACCTTTGTTCGCACCTTCTTCCAAACCAGTGATATACAGATACTGAAGATACTCACGATTGTCTTTGAGACTGTCACCGATAATTTGGTTTGCCTTCGCAACACCTTGAGCACGGATGATTTCAGCATCAGCAAGTTGTTGAGCACTATCTTTCTTTGCTTGTGCCTCAAGAACTGCCACCTGGCGAGTGTATTCTGCTTTCTGAAGTTCTGCCTTACCAGCAAGAGATTGTTGCCACACATTATACTGGGGACCACCGATAAAGATGAGACCACCAACCACAATTACACCAACTGCTACGAGAACAATAGCAGGGTCAATAAATCCGTTTTGGTTTTTCATTTTTCAGTTTCTCCAAGAATTTGGTTCAAAAGTTCTTTGTCGCGTTTTTTATTGTAGATGCCGATGATAATATCAGCAACACAATAACCAAAGGCAAACGCTGCCATAACAGTAGTAAGCATAATTAGTCTCCAGAATTAAACAGCAAGGGCACCAGAGGGGATTTCGGCAACAGTAGGCATAGTGTTCTCTTCAAACTGGTGCCTATCATAGCACACCCACTCATCATTTCGGGTAAAGAGATAAGCATACTCTTCACCTTCGGCAAGGTAATCATAACGATTAGCGTCAAGGCGAGGAGGGCAGTCTTCGCCTCTTTGGGCATAGTATTGAGGACCATATTCTTGTGCTTTGGTCTCATTATCCCAGCGTTCTTCAGTCCAGCAGCAGGACATATCACCACCATCAATCAGTTCGGCAGCGAGTTCCCTGCTATTGTAGTGTGTCTTCAGGATGCGACCCAACCATTCGGGATAAGAATCCCAGTGATGATAGCTGCTCAGAACGCTTCCATCAGAAAGTTCAATTCCGATTCTTCCGCGAGTTGCCATTGGGGGCGTTTGTTGATTACCTTGTTAGTATAGGGCATCCAGCAGGGGATTGGGAGGGTCTTGTGCCACTTCGTCAACTGGCACAGCGGACTCAATTCTTTCTTTTGCGGTGACAAAGTATTTCTCTTCTCGCTCAATACCAATAAAGTTTCGATTCAAATTGATAGCAGCAATTCCTGTAGTCCCAGACCCCATACAAGGATCCAGAACCGTGTCACCTTCATTTGAATAGGTGCGAATCAAATACTCATAGAGAGCAACTGGTTTTTGTGTGGGGTGTAGTTTACCCTCATCTTCTGCTGTCTTGAAATATAAAACGCTACGGGGATAACGAGTTCCTTCATCATTTTTGACGTGAACTGCTTTGGTCTGTTTACCATACTGTTCTGCATCACGAACTGCTGTTCCCTTATCATAAGGTTTACCAGCAGTCATTTGAGGATTGTATGTTGGTTGTTTATTGTAAAATACTACAATGTCCTCGTGCGCTCTCATTGGTTGCTTCTTTGCGTTCAGATAACCAGTTGCTTTGGATTTCTCCCACACAAGACAATACTTGAACCAGGAATAGTTTGTTGAAATAAGAACAGAGGTAAATGGTTGTGCTGCTGTCGAAATAATGGCAGCATTTGGTTTACAAATTACCTTCACGTGCTCCCAAAACTTATCATAGTCAATAATACGATCCCATTCATTGCGGGACTTGTTTAGAGTACCGTAAGGAAAGTCTGTGAGCAAAAGATCGACGCTCTGGGGAGGAAGATTCCCCAGAACATCGAACATATCAGAGTGATGTAAGATATTCATAAAAAGACTTTACTTCTTCTTGATCAAGAGTGAACTTTTCTTTATAAAGAGGTTTTTTACTATTTCTCTTCTTAATTTCATTGATAACAAACAATTTAAAGTTTCTACCAGTATGTCTCTTACAAATAGCTTGACAATAATCGTAAGCACCCTTAGAAATGTCCACTTGACCCGTTACAATTACAAAATCTGTCTCTAAAGAAACTTCTGTGGATTCAGATATTTTCGTAAAGTCTATTATAGCACGTTCACAATAACAAGAGTCAAGATATGTCTTTGCTTCAATCACTGATTTAATTACCCTGGTAATATGATCTCTAATATGCCGATCAACTTGAACATTATTCAATTTATACTCATCACATTCAACTTTCAGATAATCATTTTTAATTGATTTGATTTCAGGTATAAAAGATGCTACATCATCAATAAAATGTTCAAATACTTTACCAGAACCAGCTGCAGAAGCACGTGCACCTTTTTCTACATAAATTTTCGCCAATTCATCTACACGTTTAGTGTACTCTTCAGTAATGAAATTGATCAGATCCATAGTTTTGATGATTTGCTTTCATATTATAATGGGTTCCCAGACCCTGAGAACCCAATGTGTACCAGTTTGTCAACTGTCCTCAATCGTCGTAAACTCTACATTCAAGAGCATCAGGATGTGAATCACAATATAGTTCCAATGGAGTTGGATCGTGTGAATCTTCAGGATGTCTTTCTTTATAAGATTCAAGTGCTTCTAACTCTTCGGCAGTGTGGCGACGAGTCTGTGGTGATATTGTAGGATCGTCAAGTATTTTTTTGTCTTTTTCGATGTGTTGATCGATATGGTCCATTTTGTTACATTAAAGATAATATATTTATCCCCCGCGTTCTTGTAGAGACCTTACCATAAGATCACTAAAGCGTTCCATTTTTTCAAAATGAACTGATGCGGGGTCTTCGTTGAGTGCTTTCTTCAGGGCAACTAGTTCTTCCCATTCCTCGGTAGATAGTGCACCTGTGACTGTTTTGGTAAGGGTCATAAGTTTCGTCGTTTCAGAAACATTCTATCATATTTAGACTAAATGTTAGGGTTTCATAACATTGTCTTTAGATTTGGAGATTATGACTCACATATCCGTAAAGAACTGCCCAAACAAACCAGAATCACCAGATTTGCGGTTCTCAAGTTTATCAAGGAGAGAATCTGTACTTCTCAAGGAATCGATACGATTAATAAGATCAGCAACTACACTACAAACCATTGGTCTTTCTTGTCGTGCTGCATATGCTAAAGCGTTACGAAGACTTGCTTCTGCTTCTTTCAAACTTTCTTCAACTGATTCAGATAATGCCATTGTTAGTTACCTCTGTTGTTCTTTAATCCAAAATCCATCTGCAGTCATTGTCCATCCATCGGCAACTGCTTCTTCATATGTTCTATATCCCTTTTCCATCAATTGATCATAAGTTGGAAGTCCCCTTTCAACCCTTTTGAGTAAGTAACTTCCATCACCTTGATCTACCCATTCCACACCATCACCTTGTTTCAAATTTGCTCCTTCCAGAAGATCATCGGGGAATGTTACAAAGTATTCTGTTTCGTCGGTTTCGTCAACTTTAGTTTCTTCAACAGGAAGAATCCACTTTTTCACTTTATCTTTTTTATTTGCAATCAGGTATTCCATATCACTATGACCCCAAGGACGCATACCATCATCCTTTACTTCTTCAGGATAGTAGTTTTCTTCCCAAAAATCATCCCAAGCACCCTTACATTCTGTTGAAGGATCATCCTTATTACATACCTTTACTTGATTTCCACGAGGATCTGTAACGTAGTCATCGTATGCTTGAATATGACCGATACCATTACCATTCAACAGGCATAGAAGTTCATAGCATCGTTCTGTATGATTTTTATAGATGTGATAGTTTTCGTCAACTACTTTTTTGATCGTATCATAGATTTCCTGCGGAGATGCTTCAGCACAGGAAACAGCATCGTGAATCCACTCTTCAAGTTTTTCGAGTGAATACTTTTTATAATCAAAGTCGTTCATCGTCCCTTCAGATCCTCTTGGATTGCTTGCTGTATTATAATCTGGATTTCCTTTGAAGTCAACCCATTCAACCAGGACCAGTTAGGGTCGTTCTTATCCCATTCAGCAGTATAAGATCCATCTTTATTTTGGATGATACGCAAACTATCAATCCCTTGGTTTTGGTTTGTTGCACTCATTACAATAATAACTAAATCCTTCTCTAAATGATTTTACCACTTGATAATGATCTTTGTCTAGTGGTTTTTCTTCTTTACACTTACTACAGATCCTTTTTATACTTTTTTCTTGCTTTTTTGAGGAGTTTGAGTTCCTGTTTAATATTACTGTAAGCAAGTTCAGCATCTATCCTGCCTCCCATCTCCATAGCACATATAATATCGACACGAGTTCCAAAGAAGGCAAGTGCTTTTTCAAAGGTGTCCAGATCTTCATACATCTTTATCTTTTATGAATTTTTCTGCGGTAATTATATCTATACGAGTATCTACAGCATCAATATTGTTCATAACTTCATAGAGAACATTAGTCGTTTCTATATTCTCTTCTTCCAGTCTTTTTACATCTTGCAACAGACATTGATATTTTTCTTCCAATTCAAGAAGTTTTCCGTAAACATCAATATGCTCTACAATTGGTTTTTCAGTATTCGAAAAAAACCATTTGATAAATTTGATCATTTAATTACTCCAATCTCTTTCAAATAAGCATTATAACGCATAAAACGTTGAACTGATGGTGTTATACCTAAACTCTCACAACATCTACAGTATGAAAGAAACTCCCACCAGGGGGCAGTAGGATCTGTATCACTCATCACTCAAATCATCAAATGTTTCATCTCTATAATCCGCCTTCCAGGTTCTACTCAAGACACTCACATCCAGACCAAATCTATGAACCCAAGACAGAAAATTCAGGAGACCATTAGAACCCATAGAAAATTGTAGATAGGGCCATCCAGCATAATCGTTCCAACCCACAGAAAGTTGAAGAAAACTCCAACCCCTAATGTTCAAAATTTGCACGTTCCATTCGTGACCAAAATCTTCACGATAATAGAAATGAATTAGTTTTTTCATTTTAGATTTTCGATTTCGTTTGCAAGATCAGTCATATCTTTTTGGTCAAGCACAATCAAGTTATTTTGTGCGGTATAATTTTTGATTTGTCCTGATGCTAGACGCAGAATGTATGCTACAAGTTTCTCTTCAGTATCTGCTCCCATCTGTCGGGCATCCCAGATACATTTCATAAACTCCTGTGCTCGGTCAGTCATTTTCCTTGAATATGCATAACATAATCTTTTTTGGTAAACTTGCACCGTGCAATGTACTTCTGGGCATTGTATTCTGAATCAAAGTAACAGGTCTTGGTATCCTTTAGATCCTTACCATCCTTGTGAACAATGATCACGGGAAATCCCTCATACTTGAATTCGGGAACTACATCAATTCTTTTTTTAGGCATTTTGTTTATTGGTTTAGATGTTTAGTTTTTTCACTATCGAAGCTCCACCATTTTGCATCTTTCATTTGAAGACACATCAGAACAGTTTCGTGTTCTTTTTGTTCTCTTGGAGTTCTCGCGTACATACTTCTTCTTCGATATGCACACGACCACACATTATAAAAGATCTGTTTCTTTTCTGTGCTTTCCATATTCTATCACAATTTTCCGTGAACTGGTGTGTTTATCAGCACAAGTCCAATAAGTCAATTCACCTCCAAGTTCTTCAGCAATCATTTCAAGCAATGCTTTCTGTTCTTCAGTCATTTCAAGTGTCCATACCATTCAGTAAAGTTTGGATGTGCTTTCCAGAAAAACCCACCAATCACCAGCAAGTCTAGCACAACAATCACAAAAAAAGCAATCAGAAGTTTGATTTCATCCCTCATCTTCTTTCAGTTTATCTAATTGTTTTTGTATTGCGTCTAGAAAATCACTTTCAGTCCAAGTATTCATCATACTCTCAACTGGGTCATTTTCGTCCCAACTGATTGTGAAACTTCCGTCTTGTTCTTCTTTGACCTCAATCATACTTTTCCTTCCTCGCTTTGATAGATGTTGTACCATAAGGCATTCCCATTAGAAGTTCATCGGTACAGTCCAAGAAATAATGATGTCGGGCTTCTGTGGGTACAGTATATCGTACCACATCGCACCCCTTGTATGTATCCACCACCTCAAAGTTAGATTTTGGTGGTGCTGCCTCTGCTGGTTGTGCTCTAAAACTTTCAATTATCGCAGGAGTAAGAAAGTATAGGGCACACAGACAGAAACCTGTGAATAAACCAAGTGTATAGTTAGGAAATTTCATGATTCTTCATCCCAAGGTGCTTTACGATTCATAATTTCTCTAAATCTTTCTACGACTTTAGGGTCTGGTGGAGCATTTATTCTCTCCATAAGAGCATCAAAGTCTTTCGCAGGTAATACAATTATTTCAGGTTTCGCACCAAAGTAAGTCATCCACTTATCATCCTCCACCATTTGAGAGTATCCTTCGTTGATAGAATTCCAGAAGTCCTGATACAAAAATCTATCATCCAAACGATAATCTTCGTGGTTCATAAGACGATACCAACACCAAAATGGAGTGTATCGTAGATAAGGATTAGAGAGTATCCACTTATTTAAGAACACTGGAAAGTCCATCAAGTCATTTCTCTTTTATCACACAAGAACTCACGGAACATTTCAAGTCACCAGAAGTTCCAGAAACAGTAGAAGTATGTTGTGGTGTCTTTTCTGTGGTTAGATTACCATAAATCAAACCACCAACACAGACACCAATAAGAGTATAAAAGATAAGATTACAGAGTTTCATTTGATTACCACCTTCCTAATCGTAGTTTGCGTTCTTTTGATATATATGGGTTATATGGGTCATCATAAGGAAAAATATACTCACACATCCATCCCCAACTGAGTGCCTCCCAGAAGTCATCAGGAAAGTGCTCAACGGTCTCATAACAATCCAGGATATACCTAATATTGAAAAATCCCTCACGGAACCATTCCCACTTGGTCATCTGCCAGTATTCTTTCCAGGTCATTTTTTACCCTCCAGTTCATCAAGAATTTTTTCGGCATAAGAACCAAAGTCATACTCATCACCAACATCACATCGCCCTGCGGCAACATCAACATCAATCAGATACTCATCAAATGCCAGAAATACCTGAATGGCACGGCGTTTGTCGTGTTCTGTGATGGCAGTATGAGGAGAAGCAATCATCTTGGTTACAATGTCAAAGAGTTCGTCTTTAGTCACGGCGTTTCGTCGCTCCAGTAGTATCTCAGTTTATCACCATCAGCAGAAATATTCAAGTGGTAGATTTTACCATCCTTGCCATAAACACCACACCAGAGGGTGCGTTCGTTCATACTTTCTAAGTGAAACATTTGAATGTCTTCAAGGACAATCTCATCAGGATTTTCAGTAAATCTGCTCATTCTTTTACCTCAAATCTAAAAGGATAAAGTTTTTGAACTCCACCACGACCATACTTGATTTCACATTCTAACTGACAAATATAAAGAAAGACTGAATCAGGAACTTTGAAGTGTTCCAGTTCTCTGTTCTCATTATAACAGCAAATGTTAGAACTCATTTCTGTACCTCCATCGCAGCAGATTGAACAATCTCACCAAGTTCCATCAGTTCGTGCTTCAGTTCAGATGTAGAAGTCTTTGAAACTTCATCATAGAACACGGTAAGTGCAGTCGTCAGGAGAATAAGTTGTCGGTAAGTGAGGTTCATCGGTCCTCTGTGTGTATGAGAGTATTATAGGGCATCCAGGTCCTTACCATGCCGCTCCTGTGCCGCTTTCATCACTGTCTGGTGCTTCTTGATGCTCTCATTACCTTGTGCTTCAATCTGGTTCGCAAGGAGTTCCAAATCTTCCACATAAATCTTATCCGTCATATGATACTTACGGGCAAAGGCATAAAGCACAGCACGAATGGTCGTTGCCTGTAGATGCTCCATACTGGTAATGGAACCCCAAGGAGATGCGGCACACTCATCGTTGTAGTATTCGTTATAGCGATCTATGAGTTTCATTATGAGTAGTTGAAGTGATAATGTGTTTCCCAAGTAAATGCAGGTTGGTCTCTGCGGTGAAGCATCATTTTTACATTATGAGGCACCAGAGTATCATACTTTTTCATAAACTCTTCTTCGGTGAGTTCCTCAAATCCGTGCATATAATACTCTGCACCAAGACCAATAAACTCTACAAATTTTTCTTTCTCACGGTCTCTATCATCAATCTCTTGATAGTTACGGCAAATCTTCAACCAATAGGATCTACCTTCTCCAGTTGCAAGATAATCAATCACAAAGAACCGATAGAATGGACGATCAGGCATCTTCCTCACCTAATGCGACTTTGAGTGCGGTTTGAATAACCAAATAAGCGTTCATAAAATCATCACTATCTACACCAGCAGCAAGATTATCTAATTCGTGCAGAGCATCTTGGTAGAGTTCATTTGCTGCTTCACGTTTTGCTGCTTCTTCAAGCATTTTTTCGTGCGTGAGATTTTCAAAAACAAGGTCTTTTGCTGCTTCTTCCATTTTTTTTATATCCTGTTCGTAAATGAGTTTCCTCAGTTTCTCTTTGCCGTATTCAGTCAGTTCGTGTTTTTGTTTGCGGAGTTCTTCTATTTCCTCTGGATTGAGTAGAAAACCATCAGGAATGTGACCGTATTCTTCAGTCATCATCAGGGTCTCCAAATACTTCAAGTCCAAGTTCTTCCATAATAACCTCCATTCTATTCAAAAGGTCACAACGAACTTTCTCATCCCCATCATCTACCATTTCATTCTCACTCAATACCAGAGCATTCCAAATCATATTGAACTGCTCTTCTGTGAGGTTCATTTGGATTGTTTTTTCAGTCATTTACCTTTGCCTCCAGTTCAGTAATCTTTAGGTAAAGTTCCTCCAAGTGTGATGTGAGTTTATAAATGTTGACTTTATCAATCTCATAACACCCACTATCGTCTGTGAGGTCTCCAAAGATGGTTCTCCAGTCGTCGGTGCGGTCAGTCATCGTCCTGTGATGTCCTCGTAGTCCTGTAGTATACCATGTTTGAAGTGAAGACGCAAGCGAGGTTGGTCTTCCCATTTTCCCCCCCAGTTCTCTGGATAGATTTCAATATATTTCGTAATTTCGTGCCGAACGAATCTACCGTGTTGTCCTGTCGGCACCCACTCAAAGTTTAGGAACTTAAGTTTCTCATTATATCTTGGGTCATCTTCTGGAATAATCTCAAAAGTGCTAGTGCCACTATAATTAGGATACCACAAAACTCCAGCAGGATCTAACCAGTAATCGGTCATCGTCCCACCAATACCATCTTCAATATCTTTTGTTTGGCAGGTTACATTTGTGAATTGTTCACCCAAATCATACGATGAGCGAAAGTAATCAAACATTCCGATGGGTCATTCCTCCTCAGTCACTACATATTCGCACTTATATCCTTTGGTTGTTGAACCATTACTAC